TTTCTCGTGGCACAGCAGTAGTAGGATCTAGTAATGTTGTTGGAATTGCAACCACCACTGCAACAGCAAATATTGTAGGAACAGCAGTAACTTTTTCATACACAGAAAATAGTAATTATATTCAACTTCCCCCCAATGTTATTGGTGTAAATAAGATTTTTACATTTGATGGAGCTAACACTACAAGAGGTATGTTTAGTCTCAAATATCAATTATTTTTAAATGACATTTATTTTTTAGGGGCCACAGAACTTTTAAGCTTTGCAATGGTTAAAACATATTTGGAAGATTTGGATTTTCTTTTAAATACACAAAAACAAATTCGGTTTAATAAAAGACAAGACAGATTGTATTTGGATATTGATTGGGGAAATGTCAATGTAGATGAGTATTTCGTTATCGATTGTTATTCAACATTAGATCCGAATGACTATGCTAGAGTTTATAATGATTCCTTTATTAAACCATACTTAACTTCACTTATTAAACGTCAGTGGGGACAAAATATGATGAAGTTTACTGGAGTTAAACTTCCTGGTGGAGTTGAATTGAATGGGAGGCAAATGTATGATGATGCACAGAAAGAATTAGATCTGCTTATGGAAAAAATGTCGAATACGTATGAACTTCCTCCATACGATATGATTGGTTAATTATGCTTAACCCATTTTTTCTTCAAGGATCTAAATCAGAACAAGGTTTAATTCAAGACCTTATAAATGAACAACTGCGAATGTATGGTGTCGAAGTTCATTATCTTCCAAGAAAATACATAACAGAAAAAACTGTAATGAGGGAGGTAATTGAATCTGCATTTGATCGTGCATATCCAATTGAAGCATATGTTGAAAACTTTGATGGATATGGTGATAATACCACAATTTTATCAAAGTTTGGTATTCAAGCACTTAATGAACTAACCATTGTAATATCAAAAGAAAGATTTGAAGAGTATATAACACCATTAATTAAAGATCAGGCAAACATTAAATTATCCACAAGACCTAAGGAAGGAGATTTAATTTATTTTCCTCTTGGTGATAGATTATTTGAAATTAAATTTGTTGAACATGAACAACCTTTTTATCAACTTCAAACAAATTATGTTTATACCTTAAAATGTGAATTGTTTAGATATGAAGATGAAATTATTGATACTGGAGTTGACTTCATTGATGACGCTCTTTCTGGAAGTGATGAACAAGGTAATGTACAAGTTGGTACGGTACAAAAACTGAATATGATAGGTGCTGGAGTAACCGCAACTGCTATTACATCTTTTGTGTCTGGTGGCATAAGATTATTTACTGTTACAAACAGAGGTGGTGGATATACATCTGCACCACGAGTTGCAATATCTTCAGCACCTTCTGGAGGAGTAACTGGTATTGGTTCAGCAACACTGATTAGTGGAATTGTTGTTTGTGCAGAAAATGTAAACCCTGCAGCAAAATCAGTTCAATCAGTAGAGGTTATTAATCCAGGTGTAGGATACACAATTGCTCCTCAAGTATTATTTTTTGGAGATGGGGTTGGAGCAGCTGCTACATCAACTATTGGAGACGGTGTTGTTGGAATAATTACTATAACAAATGGGGGTGGTGGATATGTTGGCATTCCTACAATTACATTTACTGGTATTGCAACAGTATCTGCTGCTGCCACTGCTATAGTAAGTGCAGCAGGAACAATTACTCAAATTAGAATTACAAATGCTGGATTGGGATATACTGCATCACCAATTATTACTATTGCAGACCCACCACAAATTGTTGGTGTTGGAACTTTTGCCTTTAACGAAATCGTAACAGGTTCTACAAGTGGAACAACTGCAAGAGTTAGATCTTGGAATGTTATAACTAATGTATTAGAAGTTGCAACAGTTTCTGGATCATTTACACCAGGAGAATCTATTGTTGGAACTGCATCAAGTGCTTCAAGAAAACTTAGGTCTATAGATACTTTTGCAGTTGAAGATGGATATTCTGATAACAATGATATAGAAACTGAAGCAGAAGATATTATTGATTTTAGTAGCACTAATCCATTCGGAATGCCATAGTATAAATATTAGTTATTACTTGGTTAACCGATAATATCGGAACTTAAAAAAATGTTTGAATATTTCTATCACGAAATCTTAAGAAGAACTGTAGTTTCTTTTGGTTCTTTATTTAACGAAATTAATATTAAACACACAGATAATTCTGGTGCAGTAAAAAGTGTGATTAAAGTTCCACTTGCATATGGTCCTACACAAAAATTCCTTGCAAGGTTGGAGCAATCTCCAGATTTAAGCAAATCGGTTCAAATTACATTACCAAGAATGTCATTTGAATTTACTGGATTAACTTACGATCCAACTCGCAAATCTACAACAACACAGACTTTTCTTGTAAAATCCCCTA